TCAGGATTAGCATTTTATTTATCACAAAAAATTGCACTAGATAGAGTTCAAATGTTAAAAATGTTATATGAAGATGAATTAAAAAGAGCATTAGATGAAGATGGTCAAAGAACATCTGTTTACATCACACCTAATGTTTATTACCCACAAGGATCATAATGGCATACGCAAAAGGTAAATATTCACAATCCATATCTGATAGATCAGGACAAGCTTTTCCATATAGAGAAATGGTAAAAGAATGGAATGGTTCTTGGGTACATATATCTGAATTTGAAGCTAAACACCCACAACTAGATCCTAAACCACATATGGCAGATCCTGTTGCACTATGGAATGCAAGACCACAAAGAGCTGCACCTGTAACAGTTTATTTAGATCCTCAATATTGGGATGGACAATTTTTATCAAATGGAATGCAACCTGATACTTCTCCATTAGAAGAAAATAATAAAAGACAAGTAGGTACTAGAACAGGGAGAGTTACAATAGTAATATCATAATATGACCTTTGCTGAATTATTACAAAAAGTTAGAGATTACACTGAAGTAGATTCAAATGTATTAACTGATTCTATTTTAGATAGTATGATTAGAGATGCTGAACTTCGTATTTTTAGAGAAGTCGATGCTGACTATGCTAGAGAATATGCAACAGCAAATCTTAATATTAATTCACCTTACTTATTACTTCCTAATGTTACTGCTTCTTCTGGAGTAACTTCTACTAGAAGAGCTATTATTGTTAGGTCTTTTTTAGTTTATGATTCTTCTCAAAGTCCTACAACTAAAGAATATTTAGACAAAAGAGATACAACCTTTATATTTGAATATAATTCAACAGGAGCTACAGGAGTTCCTAAATATTATGCAATGTGGAAGGAAACTTCAGTTATTATGGCTCCTACACCAAATGCTCAATATCAAGTTCAATTAAGTTATATTTATACACCTGATCACTTATCAGCTACCAATACCACAACTTACTTATCTGATAATGTTCCTGATTTATTGTTTTATGCTACTATGTGCCAAGCCTATGAGTTTTTAAAAGGGCCGATGGATATGTACAAAGTCTATTCTGACAAGTATAATGTAGCTATACAAAGCTTTGCGTTAGAGCAAATGGGCAGAAGACGTAGAGATGAGTATATGGATGGAGTGCCTAGAGTTAAAATACCTTCGCCTTCACCAAATAATTAAAGATTTTAAACATTAAGGAGAAAAAACATTATGGCAATTTCACAAGCAGTAGCCAATTCTTTTAAATCAGAAATACTACAAGGTATTCACGATTTAGAGTCAGGTGGTGACGTATTTAAATTAGGATTATACACATCAGTCGCAGTTTTAAGTTCAGCTACGACTTCATACACAGCAACAAGTGAAGTGGCAAATACAGGCCAGTACGTAGCTGGAGGCGGTGTATTACAATCACAACAAGTTTCACTAGCAACAGGCGGAGTCGCTATCGTTGACTTTGCAGATTTATCTTTCACAGGAGTAACATTAACTGCGAGAGGTGCTTTAATCTATAACTCAACTGAAGCTAAAAAAGCAGTTTGTGTTTTAGATTTTGGTTCTGATAAAACTGCAACTTCTGGAACTTTTACTATACAATTTCCAAACTTTACTTCTTCGTCAGCAATTTTAAGAATTGCATAAGGAGAAGTATGAATGTCTACTACTTGGGGGCAATACACCTGGGGTTCTAACTCATGGGAAAGTAATTTAAATACAATTACCCCAAGTAGTAATACAATTTCAATTTCAACTAATGATGTAGCGGCTTTTCCCTTAAATGGATGGGGAGGTCAACAGTGGGGAGCTAACCTTTGGGGTAATCTTACTGATAATGGTGCTGAAGTTTCTGGAATTCAAATAGCTACATCTTTGGGAGAAGAAACCGTAGATGGTGAGATTAATTCAGGTTGGGGAAGACAAACTTGGGGTGTAAATGGTTGGGGTATTTTAGGTACTCTTCAACTTCAAGGTAATCAAATTAATACAGTTGTTGAATCAGTAACAGTTGATGCTCAAATACAAATAGGTTGGGGTGGTTTATATTGGGGTGCAGGAGAATGGGGTGAATTATCTTCTCCAGAAGTTCAATTAACAGGTGAATTAATTAACACAACAACAGATACAGTTACAATTAAAGCAAATGCAAATGTTGATGTAACAGGTCAACAAAGAAGCATAACTACAGGAAATGAAACTGCTGGAACATCTGTTTTAGTAACTTTAAATCCATTAACTCAATTAGATATAGATACTGACGGAGTATTTGCAGGTGAATTAGTTGTTGTTGAAGTTAGTTCTCCAGCAAATGATGAGTGGGGAACAGAATACTGGGGCGCAGGTCAATGGGGCGTTGGAGATGGTATCACTATTATTACAGGTACTGAAACTGAAAATACAGGTACAGGTTCAGTTACATTAACAGGTGAAGAAATAAATGTAACTACAGATACATTAGAACAAGCTTCTATCTATTCATTTACTGGTGAAGAGTTAAATATTTCTACTGACGGAGTATTTGGTGGTCCAAATATTGAAGTACAAGTAAGAACAGCCTCTGCTGTAAATTGGGGTTATGCTCCATATGGAGAAGGTCAATGGGGTCAAGGTGTTGGAACTGATATTGGAATAGGTGGTGAAGAAGTTGCTACACCTAGTGTTGAAGTAGATGTTATAGGTATTGCAACTACAACTAATGTTGAAGATGTAAGTATATCAGGTACAGCAACACTAAATTTAACAGGTGAACAAATAACAACAGCTATTGGTAATGAAGATGCCTTTACAAATGTTAATGTTCAAGTAACAGGTCAACAATTAGGGCCATTCGAAATAGGTGACTATGCTGCAGGTATTAGTATAATTGTTGAACCTACAGGAGTGACAAGCACAGTAAGTACGGGTATAATGGGTATAAACGCGTGGGCTGTTGTTGATCCAGGAACTGCTCCTACTTGGACAGTAGTTGACATAGCAGCGTAATGGAAATAAAATTTAAATATTATAAAAAAGGATAAAAATTATGGCATCAAGTTATTCTACAGATTTAAAACTCGAACTGATGGTAACGGGTGAAAACTCGGGTACATGGGGAGATAAAACAAATACAAATTTAAACTTATTACAACAAGCAATTGCAGGTTATGAAGCTATCGATGTTGCATCAGCAGATGTAACTTTAACTATGTCTCAAGCTGCATTATCAAATGCTAGAAACATTGTATTAAAATTAACTGGAACTTTAGCAGCAAATAGAAGTGTTAATGTACCAGATGGAATTGAAAAAACTTACATTGTTGTAGATGGTACAACAAGAGCAGGTTTTACTTTAACTTTTAAAACAGTTTCTGGATCAGGTGTAACAATACCTGCAGGTAAATCAGTAATGGTTTATTCTGATGGAACAAATGTTGTTGATGTATTTTTCTTAAAAGATATTGTTGAAGATACTACACCTCAATTAGGTGGTAACTTAGATGCAAACGGAAACAATATTTTAATTGATAATGGAAACTTCATTGGAGATGAAAACGGTTTAGAGCAAATTAAATTTGCTACAACTGCATCTGCTGTTAACGAATTAACAGTAACAAATGCTGCGACTGGAAATGCTCCAAATGTATCAGCAACAGGTGGTGACACTAATGTTGATTTAAATTTAACTCCAAAAGGAATTGGAAGAATAACTTTTAATGGAGCAGGTAAAATTCAACATGTAGCTGAAAAAGTTACTACTGAAGCGACAGCTGCTACAGGAACAGTTAACTATGATGTTATTACTCAGGCTGTTTGGAATTTTACAACAGATGCGTCAGGAAACTGGACTCTAAATATTAGAGGAGATGGTTCTAATTCACTTGATTCAATTATGGACACAGGAGAGTCAATTACTGTTGTTCATGCAGTACCTCAAGGTGGAACAGCTTATTATAATTCAGCAGTACAAATTGATGGATCTGGAGTAACTCCAATATGGCAAGGCGGTTCTGCACCTACTGCAGGAAACGCTAGTAGCACTGATGTTTATTCATATACTGTTATAAAAACAGGATCTGCAACATTTACTGTTTTAGCAGCACAAACACAGTTTGCATAATAGGAGGAATATAAAAAAATGCCAATTTTAGGTTCTAGAGCAGCTGGAGCGGTAAAAGCTTTTGGTTTGTCAGCTGGCGGTAAAAAAATTCTTGAACTAGATTATTTAATTTTATCCGGAGGCGGTGGAGGCGGAAATGCTTACAACTCTGGAGGCGGAGGAGCAGGAGGTCAAAGAACTTCTTTTCCTGGTGGAACTAAACTTAGTTTTGTATCTGGAGAACCTTACACAATTACTGTAGGATCAGGAGGAGCAGGAGCAACAGGCCCAAATTATGACGCTCCTAATCAGAGTCCAGGTGGAAATTCTACTATTGCTTATTTAGATGGTAATTTTTCTTCTACAGGTGGAGGAATGGGAACAAGAGATGGAACAGGTGATCCAGGAGGATCTGGAGGTGGAAACGGTAATGGAGCAGGAAATGCTGGAGGATACACACCACCAGAAGGAAATCCAGGAGGACCAGGTCCTGCTGGAGGCGGCGGTGGATCAGGTCAAACTGGACAACCAAGATCTGGAGGAAATGGAGTAGCTAATTCAATAACAGGTTCATCAGTAACTCGTGGCGGAGGCGGTGCTGGTGGTTTAGAAACTCCCACTGGAAGCGGAAATGCGTCAGGAGGATCTGGCGGCGGTGGTTCGGGAGGAAATAACTCGAGTGGCGGAAGCCCGGGATCAAACGGACTCGGCGGCGGAGGCGGCGGAGGCGGTGGAGGCCCTGCCCCAAGTTATCCAGGTAAAGCATCTGGAGCCGGAGGATCAGGTATTATTATTGTAAGAGGACCTTCTGATGTAACTTTAACTGTTGCTCCAGGAAGTAATACAGTTACTACAGATGGACCTACAGGAGATAAAATTGGTACATTTAACGTAAGTGGAACTTTAACAGTAGAGTAATATGAAAAATTTTGCAATTTTAAATGATGAAAATAAAATTACTTCTGTAATAGTAATTGATGATGCAGATGTTAATAATAATGGTGGTGATTTTTCTGTTGAAGCAGAAAATTTTGTAAAGCAATTATTAAAAATTAATAATATAAAACAATACGCTTCTGATGGTTCTATTAGATACAATGCTGCTTGTATAGGTGGAGAATATGATGCAGTTAATGATGCTTTTATATATCCAAAACCATTTGAGTCTTGGACTTTAAATAATCAATTTAAATGGGAATCCCCTATTCCATATCCTGATGATGGAAGTTCCTATGTATGGAATGAAGCTACTCAGTCTTGGGATTTAGCTCAATAATAGTTGAAGTTGCAATAATAATTCTTTTTTCTAAAACTACTTCTTTTAATGGGCAATGGTGTAAATTTGAATCAAATATATACCAATGATGTAAATGAGGTTTTATTAAAGAAAAAAAATAGTTATTTTCAAAACAAGTCCCAGTAGGTGTTTTTGTAATATAACATATACCTGATATTTGTTTTATATTTTTACCTTTAAATTTTTTATTAAAATGATTGTGCCAAACAGAAGAAATTTCTTTATTTGATTCAGTTAAAAAAACCCAACTTTTGTTTTCTATAATTTTAAATTTATTAAATTGTTTTTTTAGACAATTAAAATAATATTTTTTCAATTGCTTTATTTCTTTATTATTTAGGTCAAATAAATTTGGTGCAGATTGATACTTTGGATGAGTACAATTAGGATAACTATAACAACAGCTGTTATCTTTTAAATATTTTAAAAGCTCATCTTTTATTTTTAGATTATTCAATTCAGGGTATTTATATATTATAATAGGTAAACTAATAAGATTTTGCATAAAAGTACATAATATTGACTTTATACTTTAAAATCAATATACAAATGTTTAACTTAATAAATTAATGATATACAAATTTTTATATTGGTATTTTACGGCAGCTATATCAAAAGAAAACTGTGAAAAAATAATAAAAACTGGTTTTTCAAGTAATGTTAGACAGGGTACAATTATGTCTATGAATCCTAAAGATTTAAGTAAAAAAGATTTAAAAGCTTTAGAAAAAACAAGAAAATCAAATGTTTCTTTCATTCATGAACAATGGTTGTGGGACATAATTCATCATTATGTAAAAATTGCAAATAAAAACGCTGGATGGAACTATACTCTTACTCATTCAGAAGGTAGTCAATTTACAATTTACAATAAAAATAATTTTTATAATTGGCATCAAGATGCTTATCAAGCAGACAAAGACCCTAAATTTAATAGAAAAATTTCTTGTGTCATAAATTTATCTGATCCAAAAGACTACAAAGGAGGAGAATTACAATTCTGTGATCCTAAACCAGGTGAAAAAAATAAAATTTTAACAGCAAAAGAAATAATGCCTCAAGGATCAGTATGTGTATTTACCGCTAATACTTGGCATAGAGTTACACCAGTTACTAAAGGTTTAAGATATTCTTTAGTTAATTGGAGTTTAGGAGAGCATCTAAAATAAAATGAAAAAAATTCATTATAAAATAGTTAGAAATGCAATTTCTAAAGATTTAGCAGATTTTATTTATACTTATTTTTTATTAAAAAGATCAGTATTTGTTCAATTAACTCAAAATCCAATTTATAAAAATTTAAATATAAATGAAAATAATAGTAATTTATTTGGAAAATTTAATGATCCTCAATCGCCAGAAGCTTTTTCTTATTATTCAGATTCAGCTATGGAAACATTATTAGAAAAAATAAGACCCATAGTACAAAAAAAATTAAATAAAAAATTATTTTCAACTTATTCTTATGCTAGAATTTATGTAAAAGGATGCGAGTTAAAAAGACATATAGATAGACCTAGTTGTGAAATATCGACTACTTTGAATTTAGGGGGTGATACATGGCCTATCTATTTAGAGATTCCAGAAACAAAAGAAAAAATTAAAATTACTTTAAAGCAAGGTGATATGTTAATTTATAAAGGTTGTGAAGTTTATCATTGGAGAGAAAAATTTAAAAAAGAATTATGTGCACAGGTATTTCTTCATTATAACGAAGATAAAAAACAAAACAAATCTAGGATATATGATGGAAGACCTCACTTAGGATTACCAAAAATATAAGGAGATAAATTATGGATATAAAAAAACAAGAACAACTCGAAAAAGAAATACAAGATTTAAAAGATCTTGTTAGTATGGAAAAACAAGTAAAAGCAAATGAAGTTATAATTAATAGAGATTTAAAAAAACACATCATTAATCTAGAAATTACAATAGAAACATTACAAAAAATAAATGATACCTTTTTAGAAAAAATAACAGAACTAAAACAAATTATTAGAGATAAGCTGTAGTGATAGTACAAGAAATAAAATGTCCTTTTATAAAGATAAAGGTAAAGAATCATAAAAAATATAAAGCTAAATTATTAAAATTAATTAAAAAAACCATAAATCAAAAACTAGAATATCCTTATTCGGTTGTTTCTAAAAGTGATTGGTATGTTGAGGATAATAGTAAAAAACTTTATTTAACAACATTTGCTGAAATGTTAAAACCTGAATACAATCAAATTTTTGATTACTTTAGTTCTAATAAAATAGATATGCAAAATGTTTGGTTTCATATTTATGAAAAGAATGATGTTTATGCTTGGCATACACACCCAAGATGTAACTTTACTAATATATATTTTTTAGATTTACCTAACAAAAAAGACAAAACTTTAATAAAAGATATGTATGGCAAAGAATATAATTTCGACGTAGAAGAAGGAGATCTAATAACTTTTCCTGCTTTTGTTGTTCATAAATCTCCCAAAACTACTACAAACAAAACAGTTATTGTATTTAACAGTTCTTATTCTTATGAACATAAAGATTAAAGATAACCTTATAGATAAAAAAATATTAAATAATATTTATAAAACTTTTGAAAGTAATACTTTTCCATGGTATTATTACAGTTCTACTGCATATGAAAATGATAAAAAAGATTTTTATTTTCAATTTGCACATATATTTTATATCAATGATATAATTAATAGTGATTATTTTAATATATTAAATCCAATTTTAAATAAAATTAATCCTAAAAAAATAATTAAAATAAAAGCAAATTTAACTACAATGTATAATAAAGTTGTTCCTTTAAAACTTCATACTGATTTTAAAGAAGAAGTAAAAGGAGCTACAACATCTGTTTATTATATAAATGATAATAATGGTTACACAGTTTTTCCAAAACTTAAAAAACAAATAAAAAGTAAAGCTAATAGACTTGTTAGTTTTCCTGTAAATACAGAGCATACTGGCACTACTCATACGAACAAAAAAATTAGATTAGTTATTAATTTTAATTATTTTAAATAAATGAAAGAAGAAAAATTTAAATTAGATAGTTTTATAGGTGGGTGGTACATTAATGAAAAAGTATGTGATGAATTAATTAATTTTTTTGAAAATAATAAACATAGACAAAATCCTGGTTTATGTAGTTATGGAGTTTATCCAGAAAAAAAAATAAGCACTGATATATCTATATCAGGATATGATTCAGCATTAGATAATTATAATGATGAACTACAAAAATGTTTAGTTGAATATATGAAAAAATATCCACAAATAAACCAACATGATAGATTTATCTCTACAATAGAAAATTATCAAATTCAAAAATATAAAAAGAATGAGGGGTTTTTTGCTGAACATTCTGAAAGAGGTGGACTATCAACTACAAAAAGAATGTTAGTTTTTATGACATATTTAAATAATGTGGAAGATGGAGGAACAATTTTTAAGTATCAAAATATAACTACTAAAGCAGTAAAAGGTTTAACTGTGATTTGGCCTTCAGATTTTACTCATATACATAAAGGTCAAATAAGTAAAACAAAAGAAAAATATATTATAACTGGTTGGTATAATTATTATTAGTCTTCTATGAATATAGTAGATAGATTTTCTGAAAATTTAACAGCTATCGAATACCCAAAAGAAAAGGCATCTTGGAATATTGCAGGTATTATAAAAGACAAAAATGCTTTTTATAGATTTGATGTAAGGGATATGTTTAATCTTCCTGATGGTACCCCTGCTCAAAAAGGGAGAACAGATAGTAAAGCAGATAAAATGGTTTTAGAAATGGAAGATAAATGGGTCATTTTAGATTTAAAAGAACTTCATCAATACATAAAGAAAAATAAACTAACTAAAGTCTACATAAATGATTTGCTGTCTAAGCTAGAATGGACGATATTTATACCTAAAAAATCATAGTGTATAATGTTCGCATGCCTTTAACAAAAGTAAACTTTGCACCAGGATTTAATAAACAAGCGTCTGACTCAGGAGCCGAAAACCAATGGGTAGATGGTGACTATGTTAGATTTAGATATGGTATGCCTGAAAAAATAGGTGGCTGGCAAGAAATACTTAATAAACAATTAGTTGGAGCAGTAAGAGCTTCACATAGTTGGGCAGATTTAGACGGGAGGAAATATGTTGCACTCGGTACTAATAAGATTTTATATATATATAACGGTGATGATTATTATGATATTACTCCATTTGATACATCTTTAGCTCAAACAGGATGCGATATTACCACGACTAACGGATCACGAACCGTAGAAATTACTTGCCCATCTGCTCACAATCTTGAACCAGGTGATTTATTAACATTTGAAAATGCAGGATCTTTTACTGCGGGGCAAACAGATTATGTTGCTGCTGATTTTGATGATATATTATTTGAAGTGCAACTTGCACCAACAACTACAACTTTTACAATTTTAATGCCTACAGCTGAAACAGGCACAGGTGCCACTAATGATGGAACATTAGATTCTAAACCTTATTACAAAGTAGGTCCTTTATTGCAAGCTTATGGTTATGGTTGGGGTACAGGTTTATATGGTTCTTCAACTTGGGGTACACCACGAACAACATCAAATGCAGTTCTTGATCCCGGTAGTTGGTCTTTAGATAACTATGGTGAACTATTAATTGCAACAATTAAAAATGGTGCAACTTTTTCTTGGGATCCAAATTCAGGTGCAGGTATAAATACAAGAGCTACAATTATTGCTGGAGCACCAACAAAATCTGTAATGAGTATGGTATCAGATAGAGATAGGCATTTAATCATTTTAGGAACTGAAACAACTATTGGTTCACCTGGTACACAAGATAAAATGTTTATACGGTTCTCGGATCAAGAATCCTTAACGGATTATACAGCAACATCTGTAAATACAGCAGGTTCTTTTAGAATTGATAGCGGAACTAAAATTATAGGTGCAGCTAAAGCGAAAGATTATATATTAATTTTAACTGATACTTCTGCATACCTAATGCAGTTCGTAGGACCTCCTTTTACATTTAGTATTAGACAAGTAGGATCTAACTGTGGTTGTGTAGGTCAACATTCAATTGTGTATGCAAATGGTGCTGTTTATTGGATTGGTGACTCAGGTGGATTTTTTATGTTTGATGGTACTGTTAAAAGTATTCCTTCTTTAGTTGAAGATTATGTATTCTTAACAGACGATGGTGCACCAGGTTTTAATTTTGCTAACGGATCAGAATTAACTTATGGAGCTCATAATAGTTTATATTCTGAAATCTATTGGTTTTATGCAAGTTTTAATTCTAATTATGTTAATAAACTAGTTACATATAATTATGCGGAACAGACTTGGACAACTAGTTCTTTAGCAAGAACTTCGTACATTGATTCACACGTATTTGATGATCCAATGGCTACTCAATTTATGGTTAATACAGCTCCGACTACGCCAACAATTCAAGGTGTATCAAATGGAATGTCTAGAGTATTTAATCACGAAATAGGAACAAATGAAGTATTAGCAAATGGAACTATAAATCCAATTCCAGCTTATATTACATCAGGAGATTTCGATTTAGATGCAGATGGTGATGGACAATACTTTATTAAAGTAAGAAGATTTATACCTGACTTTAAATATTTAAATGGTAATGCAAAGATAACTATATTATTAAGAAGATACCCTGCTGATACGCAAACAAGTTCTACATTAGGGCCTTTTACTATTAATTCATCAACAGATAAAATAGATACTAGAGCTAGAAGTAGATTAGCAGCTTTAAAAGTAGAAAATGATGCTGTTAATGAAAGCTGGAGATTCGGTCAGTTTAGATTTGATATACAACCAGATGGTAGAAGATAATGGCTAAAGTAAATGTATTCTTACCTGAACCACCGCAGGAATTTACTCCTGATGCTTTTAGACAAATTAACTTAGCTTTAGAAAGCTTACAAAATCAATTAAATACAAATTATCAAAAAGAAAAAACAGAACAGTCTGAAAGATTTTCTTGGTTTAATGGGAGAAATTAATGTCTTGTAATAATGTCAATCCAATAACAGGTGGAAGTACAGTTGATGACATTCCATTTTATTTAGCAGTTCAACAGGGTAAAGTTCCTGGTTACTCTATGATTAATAAATTTGGATA